AAATCCTGTACCATTAAGTTCATTCTGCTTGCTATTAAATGTAATCCAATCCGTATTACTTAGTAATCCAGTTATTGTTGAAGTAGCAATAGTGCTAGGAACAGTAACAGTCTTAGTGTTAATAGCTGTAACGTGACCCTCATCAGAAGATGTAACGCTGTCAACAACTGTGAATGATCCACCAAAGGATGGAGTCTGAGAAGATGTTGTATCCGTTCTTGATACAGAATTATGTATAAGAGTAATTGTATTATTAGTAGCCTGGTTAGCACTAAACGTACCAGACCCTGAAAGAACTCCGTTACCCTGAACAGTAAGAACACCATTCTTAATGTCAGCTATTAAAGGATAGAATGCTGAGTAATCAGATTGATTAGCAACAATGTTACCAACCCTACCAAATACACTACTAACTGAGTCACTGTTATCTACCTTCTGCCAAGCAGTATCATGGAAAACAATCCAGTCTCCTACCTGCCAATCATTAATTCCATTAATATTTGTTGTACCTGCTACGCTTACAATATAGAATGTACCATCTGTTCCAACGCTTGAGGTAATAGTAGGAGTATTTGTTGAAGCATTCCAAGTTCCTTCATACTGAAGCCCACCAACTAGTTGGTTTACTTGATGCTGAAGTTTTCCAAATGCAGTTAATATTGAGTCTGTACTAAGAATTTCATTCCCTGCTATATTCAACCCTGTCAATACTTTACTTGTTACAGCAGAGTTTGATAAGGTAGCATTTACTGATCCAGGACCACTTGCAGTAACCTCACCTGTAAGAGCAGTAATGTAATTGCCCTGAGGTGCAGGAGTATATCCAAGGATAGTGCTAATTGTTGCACTCTTCCAAAGATTTAAAGTGGTGTCTCTATAAAGTAATCCGTTATTTATAAATGGCTCAGCAGATACATCATGTAGTTCTTCAAGCTCGTATCCATTGTCAATCTTTACATAAATCTTACCATTGTTTGCATGAGCATATTCAACATATCCAAGGATAACAGTATGCTGTGGAGCAGTAGGTTTGATATTTGTAATTGCTCCAGCTACAGTTGGACTTAAGTAAAGCACATCACCATCAATCCATGTCTCACCCTGAAGATTACCAGTAGTGTTTACATTTAAAATTTGACCAATATTTACAATGAATCCTTCTTGGTTGGTTGATATATTCTCACAAACCAAACCCAATGTTGAAGCACTATTTGCATCGTTATTTGCTTGTGCTAATGTAACAGCAAGTCTCTGCCCCTGTGCTCCAGCTACCTTTACAACTTGATAGTTTGTTCTAAGTAAATTTATTCCTGTACTATTTCTAACTCTAGAGATAACACTCTGGCCAATTGGAACACTATAAGTATTTCCTTTTACAGAAAGTCTAACTGTTCCATCAGTATTGTCCCAAGACATCACTCCCTCAGCAGAAGGAATGTTGCTACTTGATGGATTAAATCTAACAAAGTCAGAAATCAATCCATATGTACCAAGATCTAAATCTTGAGTAGCACCTGAATAAGGTACATATCCTGTTAATGCAGTACTATAATTTGGTACATTTAATGTATTACCAACTAATGTAGAAGGACCTGAAGATCCTGTAGTAGTTAAAGTTAAAGTACCTTGTGCTCCAATATCACTTAATATCTGAGCTCCTGTTCTATACTTAATAACTCCTAAGTCAGATACAATAAATCTATCAGTATTAGTAGCAGCATTTGCAATTGTCTCAATGTATACGTCACCTTCTACTGCAAGCTTGTACCCATTGTCAACTACACCATCTCCAATGATAAAGTTACCATTAGCAAATAGTCTAGACACTTGATTGCCACCAATAGATTGTACTACTAATCCATCAGTATAACTATGTACAGTTGACCTCGGAGAACCGAAGTTGTTCATCTGTATAGTATATGCGTATGTAGTAAGCCCACTATTTGTAAATGTTACTGAACTACCTGTTGCACTATTGTATTGAAAATTAAAGTTATCAGACCCATAAGACAATGGACTATTAACTAATGATGTTATCCCACCCCACATTGGTAGAGTGTAAATAGTACCTGTTCCTGTCACAGGATTAGTTAAAGCGTTCTGCTTATTATTAAAAGTATTCCAGTCAGTACTAGATAGATAACCATCTGTTGATACACCTGCTTGTGTAATTCCTATCGTTCCAGATCCTGTTATTGGTCCACCTGTTATTGGACCGCTAGTACCTATACTAGTTACAGTACCTACGTTCCAAGTTCTATTAGCTGAGATATCAAATGTTACTCCATTAATAGTAAGTGTGGTGGAATTTAAGGCACCATCGGTAATCCCATATCCTGGTAGTAGGTGTATCTGTAATTTTACCCCATGCAAGTGAACTAATCCAAATCGGATTAGAATAAGTCTGGTCTGTACGTACATCACCTACAGTCCATGATCTATTAGCAGTTAAGTCAAATGTTGTACCATTGATGCTAAGTGTTCTTGTTGCTGGAGGTGCTCCTACATCACTAAATGTGAGCACAACAGCACCGGTGTATCCGTTAACGCTAACAACTGCATCTGTATTGTCTACTTTCTCCCAGGTTGAACCATTGAATATAGCCCAGTCTCCTAGTTTCCAGTCAGTAATACCATTTAAGTTAGTGTTTCCAGGAACACTAACTACATAGTAGTATCCCTTTGTACCTACTGAACTAGTAAGAATAGGTGTGTTGGTAGCAGCATTCCATGTACCCTGGTAAGTAACCCCACCAGCAAGACCATTTATCTGGTTCTGTACCTTACCAAATGCAGTAAGGATACTATCTGTATCAGTAAGAGTTCCACCAGTGATATTCAAACCAGTAAGAATTTTACTGATTACAGCCAAATTACTTAGCGTAACAGTAGCATTGCCAGGTCCAACAGCAGTGGCCTCACCACTTAACTGAGTGATGTAGTTACCTTGAGCCTGATACTGAGGAATGTTAAGAGTCTTACCAATATAAGTTGCAGCTCCACTTGTTCCTAAAGTTGTTAATGTATCAATGGTATTTAAATTCCAAGATCTATTAGCACTTAAGTCGTAAGTTACAGAGTTGATGGTAAGAGTTCTAGAAGCAGGTACATATACCGTAGAGTCAAGCGTACCATTAGCCTTTAAAAATTGAGAGGACAATCCTCCTGGAATAATAAATGCAGAGGATGTAATATTAAAAGCACCTAAGTTTACATTGCCAATTGCACCAACGTATGGAACAAATTGATCCCCAACTATATCAATTATAGAACCTATTGAAAAGTTCTTGGTGATGTTTAAATCTTCTACATCAGTTCCAATTAGAATATCACTGATAGTAGGATCTGATAGTATTGGGTATGAACTTATCTTTGCCATTATTCGAATTTTATTTTAAGTCATCGATATCGGACTTAATCTCTTTGGCTCTGCTCAGCAAACGCTTAAGCATATTCCATATATCGATGTTATAAGCTTCCTCTATGTTTTCCTTAACTGATACTAGCTCTATAAATATAAGAACTATAGCGCACATTTTGGTAAACATAAACTCAATACCCCACCATAAAATTACAAACTCATTCAATAAATACTTGTCCATAAGGAAAAGTAAAAGAACTGTAACCTCATATAGAAGCATCTTACTAATGATAGTAGATAACTTTCTACTTCTAATACTTTTCAAACCGTGAAGTTTAATTGACTTGAATATTCCTGTAAAGGTATCAAGAGTAATAGCCATAGCAACGGCAACAAGAAGCCCATGTATTGGAACAAAAAATAAAAGTATAGAGGCGAAAAGATATTGTAGATATTTCATCTTCCCTGTCCTTTATAAGATTTCTTATAAAGTTTGCTCACCTTATTACTGCTGGTAGAGTTCTTAGCAGCTAAGCCTTTCTTCTTGTGCTTCTTCTTGTAGATGCTACTTACTATCGCCTTTGCCATGTCAGATGCTGATAATAATTCCGATTACCATAGTGCTACAATGTTTAAGGCTGTTGTAGTAGAATCGAATACTCTAACTACTTGAACAGGAATAAATGTACCATTTGGTACTCCCTGAAAAGTAATGTCATCTCCTCCTGCTGTTAATACTCGAAGTATTCCTCCAGTACCAACGTACAATACACAGCCCTCTACTGCTCCATTTCCAGGATTAGGGATATCAACAGTATCACTCTTAGTTACTACTGTTGCTCTTGATGCTTGTAATTTTTGATATGCCATGATCTTATTAATTAATCTTCGTTATATGGAAACGCACGATTAAGTGCATCTTTTCTTTTTGCACAGCCACAATCTTTTCCTGCGGCCTTAGCAACAGTCTCAACTACCTTTTTAATTCCAGTAGCTGTAGTTACTTTCTCAATAGTATCTCCTAGTCCTTTACTTTTCATATTCTTTATAAGAAAGAATGGCACCAACCAATTAAGACTGATGCCGTTCTTACTGTTTTTAGATGAATAATTTATTCAACCTCTTCAGCAGATTGTTCAGCCTCAATGCTTTCAACCCATCCTGCTAAGAACTTAAAGTTCTCAATACCTTCACTTGAGAAAGTAAACTGATAAAACTCAAAAGTCTCATCAAGTAATGCTTTCATATCTCTAGACATACCCTTAATACCTTCTTTGGTAAAGTTGTAGTCACCATTCTCTTTCAAATTCAAAATACCTTTAGAATCTGTATGAGCATGATCGAGACGAATATCTTCTCTCTTTTCATTGTACGCATCAAAAAGAGGTTTGATTTTTTCTACAATCTTTTTGATTTTTGATTCTGCCTTACTGCCTTTCTCAGTAGGGATTACGTTTAACGCTCTTACTAACTCTAGCAATTCAGCGTTTGTCTTTGTTACTTTCTGTGCCATTTGATTTAAATTTTAATGATGAACAAATATAGTTAAACTTTGTAAATTCTTTTACCCATGCCAACTCTACTTTTCTCTGCCTTCTTTGCAGAAAGTTTTGCTGGACTTATTTCACTCTTAGTCTTTGGTGTTTCTGATGATATTCTCTTGGTGGGACGGCAATATTCATTACGACCACCAGCACCACAAGCTTTACCAGTCTTGGTATCCTTCCACTTCTCCTTCTCCCAACGTTTTAGGCTTGTACCCTTCTCAGACTTAGTCACATTGCCAGATGCCTTCCTGCACTTAGCAATAGCCTGAGATGCCCTAGCAGAAGGAAATACATCGTACGATGCCTTGACTTTTTTGTAGCAAGCGTCTTTCATTAGTACTTGCCTCTCTTACTTTTAGGTGATGATTTGGTAGATCCTCC